CGGTACTAAATCTTTATAAGGAAAGACAGTTAAGAGTTGTTTTCTAACACGAATGTTAATAAACCTAGCTCTATGCTCGTCCGTAGTGCTGATCAAATGACCAACATTACGAATCTTCCCCTTTATTGGACCCGCCAATCGGCGGTGAAATTGCTCCGACACCCTAATTGGGTTAGGAACTTTTTCTCCAAACGGGGGAATATTTCCTTTGAGCAGAAGATTAAGCTTACTTGGGGGTAAAAGCCCTTCCAAGTGAGCACTAGCTTCTTGCTCGAAATCGTCCGTGTCGTCTTCAGACTCGCGCAGAGGATGTATTTGCTCTATTAATAAAGCCTTACACGCCTCTATGACACCTGCCGTGACCTTAGGGAGCACTAATGCTCTCATAAGTCTAGGTATGACGTCTACCGCAGCCTTTATCGATACACGTTCGATGTGTTCCTTCCATGACTCTCCGAATTTGGGTGCTCGAACAAGACTTAAAGTCTTTTGTTTAGACACCCATTCAGCAGAGGATGTATGGGACAAGAACCTACCCCATCGTTGTCCATCAAGGCTCATAAAAAAGTCATGATTGAACTTCGGGATAGGTAAGGCAATTCCGCCATAAGGAATGGGTACCGTAAGAGGTAAACCTAGCCACCGCGCATAATGCCAATAAGGGTAGAACTTGGTCAGCCGCCACACCTTCATAGGTGCGACAGCCCCCGTTCTAGCCAATACGGCTTGCGTTTGACTAGGCATATTAAACCAATTAATAGTCCCTTTAGAGGCCCCAAAAGGGCCAATAATCGTACTAATTGGAAATATATCCTTTATCGGCTTACCATTCCAAGAAATGATCTCAGTGTAAACACTAAGATGATCATGGAGGAAATCCTTGAACTCAGACACGACCTCACCCCTAGCCTCAAGGTTAGTGGTGAATAGCTCACTCTCGATATCGTCTTTAACGCGACACTCGGCGTCATCGCCGGTTGTCCGAAGGTTGCCATATCGACGTGGTGCTACGGTATCCTCCCATGCCATTATTGTCACGAGAGGAAGACCTGGCCACGATGTCGGTTCTCCCATCATAGCGCCTCTCTTCGTGTGTAACCCAGACTCTCTAGACTCACTCGAGACATGTCGGTAATAACCGATAAGTTTCTGTGTATCTACGAATTCAGGTAAATCACTGAAGATAGGATCTGGTGGGTCGTCAAATTCCACGGGCTTAAGGAGGAATTCCTCCGAAAACCCTGCAGACTTGAACACACCCATCATATTGTCGCTAAGCTGGTGTATTTTAAAGAAGTTCCTACCAACTCGCTTGATAACATTATCGAGATGAGAAGGCTCTCTTTCCAATACAAGTGCTCTAGGCCCAAAAATGAAAGGCACCAATTTCCGAATTCTTTTAAAGAAGTCGGCTTTAGGGGTTTCTTCAATTAATCGATCGATTAAGCGGTAATAAATCTTCCGAGATAACTCGAAAGGATGATTATCAGTAGCTGTTGTCGCATCGACGGACCTAAATTTTCCCGTCTTTCCGATGGGGTTCCTTAAAGGGTTCCCTGGTCGTATAGATGGAGAAATCCTCTCATCATTCATAAGGCATTGATCCATATAGGACCTGAGCACATGCTGAAGGATGAGGATTGGGGCAATGGAAGCAGTAGGGAAACGTGTCTTAAGACCTTTTTCATCCGCGGCTATTATTAGACACGGAGGAACAATATCTTGTTGATACATATCCCAAACTGTAACATAAGCACCCAATATCAGGTATCTCCACCGTTGGTATAGCTGGGCAAAATCGTCATCAGACGACCTGTCCTCGACCACCAAGGGAAGGAGTTCCTGAGCCCTAGTTAAGTTTTTCCGGGCGTATTGCTTTCCGACTGCAACATAAATGCTACAGGCTTTAGGCAATCCACCTTCTGTCCGAGTAAACTCAAAGCAGGCACTAGTACCTATCTTAAAAGGTAGATGCTTGATCTGTTTTGGGTAACAACGACTGAACCACTTATCCAGGGCCACATCGGTAGACTCAGGCAGTGTAATGCCTACTGTACACATATTAGTGCAGTAAGCTGATAAACTGTAAGTCTTATACCGTGTGGGGTCCGCAGGGAGTGCTCTCACCAGATAGGAGAATTGTAACCATTGTTTAACGGTTAATTCTTCTAATTGCGGGAAAAGTTTAAACTTTTCCTGCGTCTGATTGAAAGCCCTCCTACGGGCTAAGGTTGCGTCCGCCTTTAACAATTCTGCAAAAAACAATGGGCTTGAAAGAAGGAATGAGAAAATCTCACTCTTTTCATCTCGCGACATTGTCATTTTACACAAATCAAAGGAGAGACGTAATGCATCCCAAACGTCAGAAGAAAAACAGTACCAATCAATACTTTCAGACAATTTGGAGTGACCAGGACTTTGCTCTAAATGAGCAAGATACTCGCGCACTCCTAATGCTTGGCATTGAAGCCAGATCGTATGATTAAAGGCACTGTAATGCTTAATCAGTAAAGGAGACAGTTTAAACTCTCTCTTAAGATTATTCATTATCGGCTTAGGGATCCCTCCGGTAAGACGCCTTAGGTCTCGATCATC